CCCTTGACCTCTTGGTAGATCCGCCACTCGTTGCCGTCCCGGTAGATCCGGGTGTACAGCTCCAGGGTCTTCTCCTTGGTCAACTGCGGGGCGTCCTTGAGCTTGGCCAGGAAGTCCTGCGGCAGTGCCTCGGGCGAGACCACGTCCTGCACGATGATCTCCAGCACGTTCCCCATGGGGTCACGGCGGACGACGTAGCGATCCAGGCGGTAGACCTTCATGCCTCCCTCGGGGGCGAGGTACAGCAGCACGTTGCCCGCGACGAGCAACTGCTTGAGACCTTCGCCGGTCGAGACGCGGATGGCCTGGGACTCGATGTCGTACATGACAGCACGCTCGATCTTGCCCAGGGCTTCCTCAACCTCGGCCCTCATGCCCTCTTGCTGGGTTATCTGCTCCAGGGTGTAGTCGTCCACCGTCAGCCGGAAGAACGGACTGTTCGGCGGCATGAGCGCCAGGAGCAGCTTCGAGGAGAGGTTGTTGACGCCGCGAGCACCCAGCCCCTGGAACGGGGTCGGGAGCTTGGTGTGCGGGGAGTGGTTTGCAGGAGGAAGGAGCGACGGGATGGTGAGTTTGGCAGCTTCTCGTGCGCGTTGAAGGAATGGCTCACGGAAGCTGATCAGGGCGTTGTAGCGCCCGCCAGCCGTTTGTTCCATACGCCTCCTTGATTAGCCCACCGGAATGTTCAGGCCACTGCCGGTGTTGGCTCCACCTGCGTTGTTCAGGTCGATGCGCAAGCCATTACGGCGGTTGCGCTTGCGGGTACTCAGCTCCTCGTTCTGGGTCATGGTCTCCGCGTTCTGCTCAGGCTTCGGGGCTTCCTGGGCCGGAGGGGCTTGCTCGACTACCTTGGGCTTGTCGGCCTTGATGCCGAACACACCGCCCACGGTCTTCGAGACTGCTTTATTGATGGACTTGGTGACGGACTTAACCGCCTTCTTGATGCCACCCACTGGTTAACACCTCATCACAGTCATGGTTTCTGTCAGGCCATGCCGGGCGTAAAGCCGTCGGATGGCCGCTTTGTTGCTGGCTGCGCGTGTGCCGAACTCACAACCCCTTGCCCCTTGGAGCAGCGCGAAGGTCTTCATCACCTCGAACACCTCGGACAACCGGGTGCTCCCAGTCCCTACGCGAAGCAGGTACTCCTCGGTGAGCACGAAGCCACGGGCGTACCACTCGGAGGCTTTCGAGTAGCCGATCAGGTAGTCGGAGTTGATGAGGGCGATGTGGTGGTCTCGAAGGGAGACCTCTGCAGCTTCGTCTGCGGACAGTAGCCACTGGCCGTAGTCGGCCTTGTGGATGTCGAAGTAGAGCTTCATGGCCTCCCGAACGGTCGGGCTCGATCTGCTCACGGGTCAGAGGGGTTGGGGTTCCAGCATCCAGGCGCAGATACTGGGGGATGAACACGACTTACCTCAGACGGTGTAGCCGCCGTACTTGCGCTCCTCCTCGTTACGGTCGAGGTCGATGCGCAGCTTGTTCCGCACGGGAGTCTTCTTGACGACGTTGGTGTCCTCGTTCTCGGGGACTCCTTGCTCGTCAGCAGCGGACTTCTCCGGTGCGGGCGGTGCTGCCGCAGGGGTGCTGGGTTTCATCTTCGGGGTCTTAACGAAGCACATGAGTGTTCTCCAACACGTTCTCTTGCTGTTGCTCATAAACGCGACGGAGCATTCGGATTACCCGACGCTCACCAACGCGCATCCAGATTTCACGTTCAGACCACTCTGGCTCCGGGCAACGCTCAGGGAAGCGCAGCTCCAGGGCATCAAGTAGGTCTTTAGGAATCACAGGTAGTTGATCCATAAGTTATCCCTATGAGTGTTTTCCCTGTCCTCCAAGACTGTGTGGTAATTGACCGGGGGTCATTCCCACCCCCAGTCACCCTCCATACCCTTGTGGTTGTAGTCGGTCACACGGCCCTCGAAGAAGTTCTTCTGGTTGTCACCGGAGACGATGTGGTCGACCCACGGCAACGGGTTCTTCTCGACCCCCCAGTTCGGCTTGAGGCCGAGCTGAACCAGACGGCGATCCGCGATGAAGCGGATGTACTGCTTGACCTCCTCGGGGGTCAGCGCCCTCGGCCCACCCAGGGCGAACGACAGGTCGATGAAGCGATCCTCCAGGGTGACACCCTGGCGGTACATCTCGTACATCGCCCGCTTAAACGCATCGGTGACGATCTCCGGGTGCTCCTCGCAGTGACGCCGGAACAGCGCCGCCATGATCTCGACATGCTTGGTCTCGTCTCGGATCGACCATTCGACGATCTCGCACATGCCCAGCATCTTCGAGCCAGCCTCTGGGCGCTGGTAGTTGAGGAGCTGAACGAAGGCCGAGAACAGGCTCATACCCTCGTTCATCACGGTGCGAGCGAGGTTCAGGCCCATCTGCATCGGGCCTGGAACCACGGCGAAGTCCTGCATGAACTCCGCTTTGTCGGCCATCTCCTCGTACTCAAGGAACGCCCGGTACTCAGTCTCCGGTAGGCCCAGGGTGTCGTTCAGCAGCGCATAGGCGCGCATGTGGGTCGACTCCCGGTTGGCGATGGAGAGCAGCGCCATGCGGACTTCGTTGTTCTTGAAATACGGCAGGAACACGTCGACGTAGGAACCACCCACGATCTGGTCACTCTGGGTGAACAGGCGCAGGATCTGGGTGATGTGGTTCTTCTCGACCGGGGTGATCGTCCCGTCCTTCCACTGGTTCACGTCACGCTGCAGGGACGCTTCGTACTCCATCCAGAACAGCGATTCATGCTCGATGGCGTGGTTGACGAACTCGGGGTACAGGAAGGGTTTGTAGGTTTGGCTGTAGGTGGTCAGCCCTGACAGGCTAGGCATGATTCCTCCGCGTTGTAGTCTTTGAGCGCTCTCCGCTCGATCTTCTGGCTGACCTTGTCCCCGCTGAACCCGGCATCGGTGCGCAGGTAGTACACGCCCTTGAGTCCCCGCTGGTACGCCATGAGGTGAACCTCGTTGACGTAGCGGCGCTCCGAACCGAACGGGAAGTACAGGTTCAGGCTCTGGCCCTGGCAGATGTGCTCCTGGCGATCAGCAGCGAGGTCGATGACCCACCGCATGTCCAGCTCGAAGGCGGTCTTGAAGACCTCCTTGTCGTACTCGTCGAGGAAGTCCAGGTGCTGCACCGACCCCTTGTGCAGGATGATCGACTGCCAGACCTCATCGGTGTTGTGCCCCAGCTCCTCAAGGAGAGCCTCAAGGTGCGGGTTCTTCACCAGATGGGAGCCAGCACGAGTGCGCTGGGTGAAGGCGTTCGAGCGCAGCGGTTCGATGGACGGACTGGTGCCGCAGATCAGACCGCTGTTGGCGTTCGGTGCGATGGCCAGCAGATGGCTGTTGCGACGGCCAGTGCCCATCATGTCCGGTGCCTCGCCGCGCTCCAGGGCCAGCTCCTGGCTTGCCTGAATGGCGTCCTCCTCGATCTTGGCGAAGATGCGACGGTTCATGGACTTGGCGATGACCGACTCCCACGGCACCCGCTTGCTCTGCAGCAGGGAGTGGAAGCCCATGGCACCCAGGCCGATGGCCCGTTCACGCATGGCCGAGTACACCGCACGGCTCATTACGTCCGGGGCGTGCTCGATGAAGAAGTCCAGCACGTTGTCGAGGAACCGAACCCAGCGATGCACGAAGCGCGGGTCTTTGCTCCACTCGTCGTACTTCTCAAGGTTGATCGACGAGAGGCAGCACACAGCCGTGCGTTCGGCGTCGGTCGGTAGGTGAATCTCGTTGCACAGGTTCGAGCCATGGACGCGCAGCCCCAGGGCACGCTGGGCCTCGGGCAGAGCGCGGTTCGCTGTGTCGATGAAGTTCAGGTACGGCTCGCCGGTACGGAAGCGAACTTCGAGGATCGACTGCCACAGCTCACGCGCATCCACTGTCTCAACCACAGCACCGCTATGAGGGCAGCGAAGCTCCCAAGATCGACCAGCGAAAACAGCAGCCATAAAGTCATCGGTGATGTTGATCGCGTGGTGGATGTTGAAACACTTGCGGTTCACGTCACCCCCGGTTGGGAGGCGAATGTTCAAGAACTCGCTGACATCTGGATGGGAAATCGACAGGTACGCCGCATAGGAACCCTTGCGGGTCTTGCCCTGGCGGAACCCTTCGACGGCGCTATCAGCGATCTTGATGTGCGGCAGCGGGCCGACCGACTTGTCGGACACAGCTCGCACCAGATCCCAGTGACCGCCGACACCACCGCCCATCATGGACAGCCAAGCCAGCTCGACCTGATGCTGAACCAGACCCTCGCGGGTATCCGGCACGAACGACAGGAAGCAACTGATCGGCATGGCCTTGGGCAGCTCGCCCGGCATGGGGGCGTTGCTCAGGATCGGACTGGAGTACATGGCCCAGCCACGGGAGACATCGTCGTAGATGTCCTGGGCGAACTGCAGGTCTCCCTTGCAGAACGCCAGTGCGGGTCGCGCAAAGGCGCGTTGGAAAGTCTCACCCCCAGAAAGATAAAACCCCCGCAGGAGGTCTCCTGCGAGGGCTGTCAGTCGGGCATCACGCCCATTGTCCAGGGTGAGACCATGGTAGGTCTCAAGGTGCATCTTTGACGAAAACTCCGTTGATCATCTTTCCGGTTCGGTTCTTGATCTGGTCGTAGGCCGAGGCGAGGCACTGACCGAGGGACAGCCCGTGCATTCGGGCCTGGATGATGAGGGTCACGACGATGTCGCCAATGGCATCCTCGATCTCGCGGCGGTCGTTCTTGACGATGCCCTCGATCAACTCCAAGACCTCCTCATGGGTCTTCTCCCATTGGCTGGCCGGGGTTGCTTTCTCGAAGATGCCCCGGTCTTCCGCCCACTTGATCACAGCGGTTTCCAGGCTCTCGATCATGCTGCTGCGTCCTCCTGGGCGAACAGGTAGTCACGCACCGCACGCTCCAGGCGCAGCAGCTTCTTCTCGTACCACTCGGCCTTCTCCAAGTCCTGAATCCCGGCCTTCTTCTGGTAACGCCAGCGGTACTTGAAGGAGTTGCCACGCAGGTAACCGCGCAGCTCCTCGATGGTCATCATCGAGACCATGGCCTCGAAGCACTCGATGTTGATGCTATCCACGTCCTCAACGAGGGCACCGCGAACAGCAGCGAGCATGGGGTCGAGCTTCCCCTTGTAATGGCCAGGGTGGTTGACCATGTCGATTACGGATTCCATAGCTTCACCTTCTTGGTCTTGAAGTCGTAGTCGGATGCCCGGCAGATGCGGGCCACGCGGGCCTGAACCAGGGCTTCTTCTTCGGAGAGACCGGCCTTTGCGAACGCCTCGACGACCTTCTCCCAGGCACCGGCAACGTCGAAGAACTGGTCGTGCTTGGTCTCGTGGGCGAACGGCAGGAGGATCTTGTCGGCCTTGGCCGGGCCAATACCTGGGCAGCCCTTGTAGCCATCGGTGATGTCGCCGGTCAGGGCTTGCTGTAGGTGGTGGTAGTTGGCTTGGTGCTCGGTCACCTCGAACACGCCCAGCTCAGTGCGGTGGGTGTGGA